TTCCAACCGAAAATCGGTTTCAAAACTAGATACGGCTTACAAGCAAATCCTTTTGCTGAAGCTGGAACTGGTGACGCAGCTGTTATTAACGGTGCTGGTGCTGCTAACGCTAACAGATACTACCAAAGAACGCAAGTTGCGAACTTAATGTAATATCTGTTTTTACAGAAACACAGAAAAAGGGGGCTTCGGTCCCCTTTTTTTTTGGTCTCCTCCTAGATGGATAAATATAAATATGGATAAGAAGAACATTATTAGTATTGTGTGGTTAGTAGGTTTACTTACTTTCATAGCCACCATTGCCATTATCACGGCACCTGATAAAATAAACAGACTAGAGTTTATTGAAAAAAAGATTGAAGATATACAAAAACAAAGAGTTATTTTGACTGAAAAGGAAAAACAACTAGAGAAACTAGCAACCGAAAAAGATTGGGCAGAGGTCGACAATGACAATAACAAATAGTTTAGCAAGACAACCAACAAGTTTGGATTATGCGTCACCAACGCAGTTTAAATTTCAAATACAAAAACTACCAAAAGTAGAATATTTTTGTACCTCAGTTAATTTACCAGCTGTATCAATTAGTGAAGTAAAACAACCTACACCTTTTGTAGATGTTCCTTTACCTGGTACTACTCTATCTTATGAAACTTTAAATATGACATTCTTGGTTGATGAGAATTTAGAAAACTTACAAGAGATACATGGATGGATTAGAGGTTTAGGTTTTCCAGAAAGTTATAGTGAATATGCTGGTGGTTTAGACGCAGGTGTTGATAGGTCACCATCAAGTAGAGGTTCGGTATCAACTGAACCAGGCAAAGTTAAATTTGGTGCGCCTAGCCAACAAGCTTACTTTTCAGACGCAACATTGATTGTGTTGACTAGTAAAAACAACCCTATTAAAGAAATCAGATTTAGAGATGTATATCCAGTAAACATTGGTGAATTACAATATGACCAACAGGCGACAGATGTACAATATCTAACTGCTACAGTAACTTTTAATTACAGAGGTTATGATTTTGCAAGCGTAGGAGCTTCGGCAACTACAGTTACAACTTCTTAACCACACTTTACTTTTTACTGTTTTTATGTTATAATGAAGTGAATATAAGGATAAATTATGGATTTAGAAAAACTACAAGAAATGGCCGACAAAGACTTGGCCATTAATGAAACTGAATTAGATTTAGAATCCCTTAAAACACCACAACTACACAACAAGTATATGAAACACTATACTAAGTTTAAGTTGATGTTGACTAAAGCGGAAACGGATTATAAACAGTTAAAAAGACACAAATGGGAATATTATACAGGCAAATCAGACGCACAAGTCTATGCCGAAAAACCATTTGATTTAAAAATACTAAGAACAGATGTTGACAAATACATTGAATCGGATGATGATTTAATTAGAGGTAAACAAAAAATTGAATACCTGTCAGCTTGTGTTGATTACTTAGATAGAACAATCAGACAAATATCAAATAGAACATTTACTATAAAGAACGCTATTGACTGGCGAAGATTTACTAGTGGTGCTGTGTAATGTTTTTAGAAAATATTTATCATATAAAAACCGGTATTGTACCTTTAGATTTTTGTAATAGTATTATTGCAGAGGGAATGTCATCTAATATGACAAAATCAAAAATACAAGATGGTAATAAGGATAATAGAAGCTCTAGTGTAGGTTGGTTAGATAATAAAAAATTACAAACATCTCTAAGTAATCTTATTCAATTGGCTAATGACGAAAGTAATTGGAACTTTTCTTTAAAAGAATTTGAACCTCTACAGTATTCAGAATATAATAAAGGTGACCATTATGATTGGCATATTGATAGTCATAGAAAACCATATGATAATGGTATGATTAGAAAGTTAAGTTTTACTTTATGTTTAAATGATGATTATGAGGGTGGTGATTTTAGAATAAGTCAACCACATCCTAATTCAGACAAAGTGGTTGTTGAATCTTTTAAACCTAAAACAGGAACTATGATTGTATTTCCTAGTCACATATGGCATAAAGTAGGTGAAGTTACAAAAGGTACTAGAAAATCTTTAGTAGGTTGGGTTGTAGGAAAACAATGGCAGTAGTTAAGTATATTGTATTAGAAAAAAAAGATGAAGTTAATCTGTCTATTGAAGCAGAGGCTGGTATTCGTAGAGATTTATCAGAATACTTTACATTTGAAGTGCCTGGTTTTAAGTTTATGCCTCAATACAGAAATAGAGTATGGGACGGAAAGATTAGATTATATTCATATCAGACAGGTTTAATATACGCCGGTTTATATCCTTATATTGTAAAGTGGTGTAAAGATAATCAAATAGAAGTTGTTGATGGTACAAAAATCAAAGATGTTACAGTAGATGAACAGGCTGTTGATGGTTTTATTAAAGCTTTAAAAATACCATTTGAAGTAAGAGATTATCAAAGAAGTGCATTTATTCACGCAATTAAAAAGAGTAGATGTTTATTGTTATCACCCACAGCAAGTGGTAAGTCACTTATTGTTTATATGATAACTAGATTTAATTTAATTAGATTAAAGAGTAAGAAGAATAATAAAGTATTAATTATTGTACCTACAACATCATTAGTAGAACAGTTAACAAAAGATTTTAGAGATTATGGTTGGAATAGTGAAGCAAATGTACATAAGATATATCAAGGACATGACAAAGATACAACTAAAAGAGTTGTTATATCTACATGGCAATCAATTTATAATCTACCAAAGGCCTGGTTTAAACAGTTTGGTACTATAGTAGGTGACGAGGCACACTTATTTAAAGCAGTATCACTTACAAAGATTATGTCAAAACTAACAGATTGTAAGTATAGATATGGTCTAACAGGTACATTAGATGGTACAAAAACACACAAGTTGGTGTTAGAGGGTTTGTTTGGTACTGTAAATAAAGTAATCTCAACGGCAGAATTACAAGATAAAAAACAATTGGCGGCCTTGAAAATTTACGGTTTAATATTAAGTTATGATAGTGGTAGTAGACAAATGTTAAGTAGTCTAAACTACCAAGAAGAAATGGATTTCTTAGTAAAACATGAAAAAAGAAATAAGTTTATAGTTAATCTGGCTTCTAAATTACAAGGCAATACATTATGTTTATTTCAATATGTAGAAAAACATGGTAAAGGATTGTACGAAGATATACAAAAGAAAGCGGAAGACAAGAAAGTTTTTTATGTTCACGGAGGTGTAGAAGCAGATGAAAGAGAAAATATCAGAGAAATTACGGAAAAGAGTGACAACTCTATTATCGTGGCAAGCTACGGAACCTTTAGTACCGGTATCAATATTCGTAATCTACACAACATTGTGTTTTGTTCTCCTAGTAAATCAAGGATAAGAAATTTACAAAGTATTGGTAGAGGTTTAAGATTAAAAGATGATAATTCAACGGCCACATTATACGATATTGCTGATGATTTATCATATAAGGAAAAAGATAATTACACACTAGCCCATTTCAGAGAAAGGATAAATATATACAATGAAGAAGAATTTGATTATGAAATCCATAATGTGGAGTTAAACAAATGACAAACATAAAAATAGTTAAATTAGTTAACGGAGATGATATTGTTTGTGCTTTTCCCTCAGAGCAATTACCTGAGGACTCTAAATTATTAAGAATATCAAAACCGTTTCAGGTTAAATATATCCCTCAGTTAACACCTCAGGGGTTTAAAGATTATGTGGCCCTAGTTAAGTGGACAGCTTATACTAGTGACCAGATTATTACTATTCCAAAAGAAAAGATAATGACAATCACTAATGCAACTGGTGAAATGCAATCATCATATGTAAATATAATTGGTGAATATAATGTAGTTGATAAAGTTCCAAATAGAATGAAGACCCCCAACTATGAACAAGAAAGAGTGAGTGATGAAGATGATAAAAGACTTAATGAAATATTTGATGATTTCGAAGACGACCCAACCGTCCATTAATAAAAATAAAAACAGAGTATCTTTAAGTAGTGGCTTAGGAGCTGTTCTCTTTGAAACGGAACACCGCTTATTATATACTAAATTTTTACCATGTCAAGCGTGGTTCGGCCATTTTATAAAAAATATATTTGTCAACCTAGGCTTGACTATTCCTGAGGATAATGTATAATGACTACTATGACTAAAAAAACAAAAACACAAAAAGAACATTATGTAAATAACAAGGAGTTTTTAGCTGCTATGATTGGTTTCAAAGAATCAGTCCAGTATGCTGAAAAAAACAAGTTAGATAGACCTCCTGTTACTGATTACATAGGTAGTTGTTTTCTAAAGATAGCGAATCACTTATCGTATAGACCTAATTTTATTAACTATACATTCAGAGATGATATGATTAGTGATGGTATTGAGAATTGTTTACAATACTTGGACAACTTTAATCCAGAGAAATCGAACAATCCTTTTGCTTACTTTACTCAAATCATTTATTACGCATTTATAAGAAGAATACAAAAAGAAAAGAAACAAGTAATCATTAAACAAAAACTGATTATGGAAGCTAATTATGATGACTTGACCTTGCAACCAGGTGAAGATAGAGATTTTAAGAATCAATTTACTGAATTTCTACAAAAGAACACAGTAATTGATGAACCAGATAAAAAGAAAAAAGAAAAGACTACTAAAAAGAAATCTAAATCAACCTTGGAATATTTTATTAATGAAGATAGCGCTACTGAATGACACACATTTCGGATGTCGTAATGATTCACCTGCCTTTATAGAATACCAAAACAAGTTTTACAATGATATATTCTTTCCTTATTTAAAAGAACATAACATTGGAACATTGGTACATCTAGGTGATGTTGTTGACAGACGAAAGTTTATAAACCATAACACAGCTCATAACTTTAAAAAAGTTTTTTGGGATAAGTTAGATGAGATGATTATAGATACACATATAATCATTGGTAACCATGATACTTATTATAAAAATACAAATGAAGTAAATGCTTTACAAAACCTCAACATTAGCAAAAACGCTAAAATCTATACTAGAGCGGACACCGTTAATATTGGTGGGCTTGATATACTTTTCTTGCCTTGGATTTGTGATGATAATTTGGATGATAGCATTCACGCTATCGACAATACTACTTCAACCATTGCTATGGGTCACCTTGAAATTAAAGGCTTTGAAATGCACAAAGGCGTTTACAATGACCATGGCCAAGAAAAATCACAATTCACAAAATTCGAAAAAGTAATATCTGGTCATTTTCACAAGAAATCAGATGATGGTCGTATCTTCTATCTAGGTACACAATATGAAATAACATGGTCAGACTATCAATGTCCTAAAGGATTTCATATTTTTGATACTGAAACAAGAGAACTAGAAAGAGTTATTAATCCTTATCGTATGTATAAAAAGATATACTATAATGATAAAGAACAAGACTATTCTAATTACGACTTATCAGATTTTGATAATACCTATGTCAAACTGTTTATAACAAACAAGACAGATGAAGATATGTATAATAATCTGGTTGAAAGAATTTACAACACAATCAATGTA